TATTGGTTGACTTTCATAACGGTTGCATATATAATCTCCTTGTTATTCTAGGGGATTCAGTATGCAACCAATTGACTATAAGTACATCGGATTAATATCATCACAGCTCCCTCTATTCAAGAGGAAGACTGATGGTACCTACAACTGTCGCTGCGTTCTATGTGGTGACTCCAAAACAGATAAGAGACGGGCAAGAGCATTCATCTTATCAAAAAACAATCAAGTAACATACTACTGTCATAACTGTCATGCTTCTTTAAGTCTTGCTAACTTTATAAAAGAACTTGATCCAACGATATATGACGAGTATCAAAAAGAGAAACTAGCTGAAAAATATTCTTCGCAGCAGGTCGGAATAACCGCAAGGGAACGTGACATTACCCGAGTGAGATTTCCTAAATACCTGAAGGAAGCAGCCTTCAAGAAGCTAGCAAAAATCTCTTCACTTCGTTATGATAACCCAGCGAAGAATTATGTAGACTCGCGAAAGATTCCAACCAAGCATCACCACAAATTGTTCCTCTGTCTAAAGTTCAAGCAATGGGTTAATACTATTATCCCAGATAAGTTTGAAAATACAGATATTGACGAGCCAAGGCTCATCCTGCCTTTTATTGGTATGGATGGATCGTTAATTGGCTTTACTGGACGTGCTTTTGGTGATTCTAAACTGAGATACATAACAATACACGTGGACACAGAAGTTCCGTTATTATTTGGTCTTGATGCAGTAGATAAAACTAAAAAGATTTATGTTACAGAAGGACCTATTGATTCGTTGTTCTTACCAAACGCAATTGCAATGGGATCTTCAAATAACTTGAACGGTCTGAAAGAGTTTATGGATGACCCTTCTAAGTTTGTTATTGTTTTAGATAATGAGCCAAAGAATAAAGATATTTGTTCAATCGTTGAGAAAGCAATAGACCTAGGGTACAATGTTTGCATATGGCCTCAGTCTATAGTACCAAAGGACGTCAATGAATTGGTATTATCTGGTATGAAACCTGAAGATGTTAAACTTTTGATTGATTGCAATACTGTTTCTGGACTCGAAGCTAAACTTAAATTGACGCACTGGAAGAAATGTTAGATATAGAAAAGAAAGCCAAAAGATATCTTACAGCCATGGATAGAATGGTCATGGGGTGCGATGATGAAGATGAGCTTAGAATGTTAGCCTGTGCTATGATGACGTCCTCAATTACGATACTTGAGCAACAAATTGGTGCTCGAGGTACTAAGAAGTTAATGGAGCACACAATGGAGGTAAGACATGGGACAAACATTGAATGAAGATGATGAACTTGATCCAACAAAAGCCAAGCACCAACAACGGCTACAGCAAAAAGAAAATCACATAAACAAGCAGTACAAGCTAGCTAAGATGTACAACCATGAGAAGTATCTAAAACAACCTCATAGGCTAGCAAAACACAATACAGCGGATTGCGGTAAGGCGGAATGTATGCTCTGTGGTAATCCAAGACGTACTCTCAAGATGAAGACTATACAAGAATTGAAATTTGAACAAACTGGACAATGGATAGAAGATGAAAGTAAAACTGATAAGTCACTCACAGCTGAGCAATAATGTCGGAGAAGAAAAAGTTGACAGTATCCAAGATCTCATCGCATTCTGTGCAAGAGTATCGAATCCAGGAAACCAGTCGAATAAAGAGACTGCAGAACGACTCATTAGATACCTTGCAAAGCACAGCCATTGGAGCCCCTTCGAGATGGTGTCAGCCTGCGTCGAAATTGAGACCACCAGAGATATCGCAAGACAAATACTTCGCCACCGGTCATTTTCCTTTCAGGAATTTAGTCAACGATATGCTGACCCGGTTAAAGAATTGGAATTTGAAACAAGAGAAGCTAGACTACAAGATGAACGAAACAGACAGAACTCAATTGAAGTTGGAGACTCATCAGAACAAAGAGAGCTTAATCGTATATGGCAAGAAAAACAACGAACTTGTATTAGAGAAGCTAGAGAAACATACCAATGGGCTATCAATAATGGCATAGCCAAGGAACAAGCAAGGGCAGTGTTACCTGAGGGTCTCACTGTCTCCCGCCTTTATATGAACGGTACTATTAGATCATGGCTACATTATATTGAACTACGTAGTGCAAACGGAACACAAAAGGAACACATGGAAATAGCTCACGCTTGCGCAGGAGAGATAGCCACCATATTCCCAATGATTAGAGATTTTATTCAACAATAATAAAAATGAGGTAATGTATCAATGTATTCAATTAAGATAGATTTAAGTAGAGATAGTTTGTTTGATGAACACGGTTTCAAAAGATTAAAAGAGTCTTATATGCTAGACTCTGAAGTATCACCACAGGAAAGGTTTGCATATGTCTCAAACGCATTTGCCTCAAATCAAGATCACGCACAACGATTGTACGAATACTCAAGCAAACACTGGTTATCTTACTCTACACCAATCCTCTCATTCGGAAGAACTCAGAAGGGGTTGCCTATCTCGTGTTTCCTCAATTATATACACGACAGCTCAGCAGGACTCGTCGACAACCTCTCAGAAACAAACTGGCTCTCAATGCTTGGAGGTGGTGTAGGTGTTGGGTTTGGTATTCGTTCTGCTGATGATAAGTCTACTGGTGTTATGCCTCACCTTAGGATCTATGATGCTAGTAGCTTGGCTTATCGTCAAGGTCGTACTCGTCGTGGTAGCTATGCTGCTTATCTTGATATTGATCATCCCGATATATCTATGTTTCTGGATATGCGTAAGCCTACTGGTGATCCTAATATGAGAGCATTGAACTTACATCACGGACTCAACATCAGTGATAAGTTTATGCAACTAGTTGAAGCGTGTATGATTGATCCTACCAAAGACGATAGTTGGGAATTAGTAGATCCACATGATGGTAAGGTTCGTGAAGTAGTATCAGCAAAGGCACTGTGGCAACATATCCTTGAACTCAGAATGCAGACAGGTGAGCCGTACTTGCATTTTATTGATACAAGTAACAAACACTTACCAAAGCACTTAAAGGATAAAGGACTCAAGGTTAGACAATCTAATTTGTGTTCTGAGATTATATTACCAACCGATAAAGATAGAACGGCTGTTTGCTGTTTATCATCAGTTAACTTGGAGTATTATGATGATTGGAAAGATAATGAACTTTTTTTACGGGACATCGCGGAGATGCTTGATAACGTACTTCAGTACTTTATTGACAACGCTCCTCATGGTGTCGCAAGAGCCGTATACTCTGCTAGCCAAGAGCGCAGCATTGGTGTGGGCGCTCTTGGTTATCACGCTTATCTACAGAAGAATAATCTACCTTGGGAATCTTCCATGGCGGTAGGTCGTAACAAACAGATGTTTAAGAATATAAGGACTAACCTGAATGAAGCTAATCTACAACTTGGAAAAGAACGTGGTGAAGCTCCGGATGCTACAGGTACTGGTCTTCGCTTCAGCCATCTCATGGCTATTGCACCCAATGCTAGCTCTTCTATCATCATGGGCAACACATCTCCTAGTATTGAGCCATTTCGAGCAAATGCATATAGACAAGATACGCTCTCAGGATCATCACTAAACAAGAACAAGCATCTTGATAGAATCATTAAGCAGGCATGTGATCTCAATAAAGACTTAGACAGTGACGAGATATGGTCAAGTATCATTGCCAATGATGGATCTGTTCAGCACCTTGATTGGATGGATGATTGGACCAAGGATGTATTCAAGACGAGTATGGAATTAGACCAACGTTGGTTGATACAACATGCTGCTGATCGTCAAGAGTTCATTGACCAAGCTCAATCACTCAACCTCTTCTTTAGACCAGATGTTAATGTTAAGTATCTACATGCAGTACACTTCCAAGCATGGAAGCAAGGACTGAAGAGTTTATATTATTGTCGTTCAGAGAAGATTGGTAAAGCTGATAAGGTATCCAAGAAGATTGAACGTCAGGTTATTGAGGAGATCGATTTGATAGCGTTAGCCACCGAGGATGTTTGTTTAGCTTGCGAAGGATAGAAATGAAACGTAAGATAGCTCTTTTTTTGCATCACCCCAGATGTTCCATACAATGTGGTAATGGTATAATTGAAGCTCTGTCTGACGAATACACGTTTAAAATATTTACTAAGCACAAAGTAGAAAAAGACTTCTTTGATGATGTTGATATTGTTGCCTTTCCTGGAGGAGAAGGAGATTCGGAATCATGGCATCAACTGTTTAATAATAATGGAACAATGATATATGATTTTCTGAATAATGGTGGTAAATATCTTGGTATTTGTATGGGTGCATACTGGGCAGGATCACATTACTTCAATATTTTAGAAGATGTGGATGCTGTCCAGTATATAATAAGACCTAACACAGATACGAAACGACCACATGCAAAGGCTATGCCTATAACATGGAAAGGTGAAGATCATAAAATGTTTTTCTTTGATGGTTGCGCACTAGCTGGTGACGAAAGTAAATTTGAAACTATTGCAAGGTATTCTAATGGTGACCCAATGGCCATCATACAAAAGAATATTGGGATTATAGGGTGTCATCCTGAAAGTACACCTATATGGTACACATATCATAGTTGGATGAAGGATCATTATCATGGCGGTGTACAACACAAACTACTATTAGATTTTGTGAATGAATTAATGGAGAAATAGAATGGCTGAAATGTTATTATACGGTTTCATTAGTGCCTTTGGTTGGTGGGGTGCAAATCATTTTGTTATTGAACCTGTATTTGAGAAACCAGCCTCTATGGAAAAAGAAGTAGTAAAACAAACCTGTACAGCATGGGAAGAAGTTAAAAATCCAGATGGCACAGTAACTAGAACTCGTACCTGTGAAAAGTAACATGACCCAGTCAATAGTAGAGACACATCGTAAGCTACCATTCAGTAACTTTGAAGCTGTTCGTGATGCAATTAGAAAGCTCTATCCTGCCGAGATGATAGCAGATTATGATGGTGTGTTTTATAGGAATAACACAGATGTCATGGACTTCCATGCCAGCATATATGCTCATACTCCTCTACGTGATGAGTTGGATGCTCTTGGATTACTACCATTCTGGAGATCAACAGCTTTAATAGTGTCTAATAAAGAACTGGGTATACATGCCGATGGTGATCCTGCTTTTATGCACACACTAGTTATACCAGTATGGAATACAGATAACACATTCACCGAGTTTTTTAACTGCACAGAAGAACCTTCTCCAACAACACTCGACCATGTTGACCACGTTGTCCACTACGATAGCTATGATTTGAATAAATGTCAGCTGATAGATTCAGTAGAAGTTTTGGAACCAACAATACTCAATACCGATGTTCCTCATAGAGTTATTCACCGACGAAGTGACGATAATGTAAGAGTAACAGCAGCTATTAGGTTGTATGATAGGGTAGCTGTGGAAGAAGTTCTGAGGAACATATACAGTGAGTCTTTATAGAACTATTAGTCTTCCTAGTTTTGATATTGTTAGGAAGACTATTCGGGATGTATTACTTACTCAGCGGTTGAGTAATACAGATGGAGTTTACCCATTCGATGCAGATATAGATATGCATTACTGGATGCAACGTATACCACTTCTGGTTCAGGATTTGAAGTTGGTTGGGTTATATGATGGGTGGGTTGCCTCTTCCTTAGTTCTCACCTATACTAGAATACCCATACATAGAGACCATGCAGCTGAGTTTGATTACTCATTAAACTTACCAATAATTAATACAGAGAATACATATACATGCTTCTATGAAGCAGATGATCCTCCGGAAACAAAAGTACTTCCTAATGGGATTCCTTATGATGCTTATGATGAATCTAAGTGTAAAATTATAGACAGGGTGGAAGTTCTACAACCAACACTACTCAATGTTAAAGTGCCACATGGTGTGACATTGGGGAATGGTGTCAGTATACCAAGAATAACTATTGCACTGAGAATGAGTCATGGCTGAAATAATTAACTTTCCAACACCACCAAAAAAAGAAGAACAGGATGCTCAAATAGAAGAGCATCGTATTAAGCTGATGTCACTCTATGCAACTATGGAGAGAACACTAAGAGAAATAAATTATACGAAGCAAGTAATCCAAATGTTAGAAAAAGGAAATAAATGAACAGAAGACCTCTACACTTTATAACAAGAGAGAAAGAGTGGGAGTTGATACAGAGACTGCTATCTATTGTTGATAGCACAAACTTTGATCCATTAACAACAGCAGTAATAATGGCATCACCAGACTACTCAGCAACAGTTGCAATGCACCTTGCACATGCATGGTCTCGTAATGGTGATATGCTTCCAATCATTCCTGTTGATGTGACATATCCGAATGAAGATCCTGAACCATATAGATTCAAATTCAAACAAGAGTTCTCATACCACCGTGGTAAATACTCTCACTTAGTATTAGTAGAAGCAGGAATTATACGTGGGGGTAATTGGAGTTGGATGGTTGAAGATCTTAATAGTTTTGGCTATAATCATGATCAATTAACTCTAGTCGCTCTCTGTGAGAATGTACACAGTAAAGTGAAGTCCGATTATGTCGGAGAGTATTATGATGATGAAAAAGAAGAATTGATGTTCTACTTCGAAAAATATAACAAGCACTGGCCAATAAGGTAATAAATGATCAAAAAAGAAAAGATAAAACTAACAGATGAACGTAGTTTCTTTAAACCTTTCAACTATCCATGGGCATACGATGCGTGGTTGAAGCATGAGCAGTCTCATTGGATGCATACAGAAGTACCAATGCTTGAAGATGTAAAGGACTGGAAGAATAAGTTAAACGATAATGAAAAGCACTTCTTAACAAACATCCTAAGGTTCTTTACTCAGGGAGATGTGGATGTTGCTGGTGGATATGTTAACAACTATCTACCATACTTCCCACAACCAGAAGTACGAATGATGTTAATGGGCTTTGCTGCAAGAGAAGCATTACACGTTGCAGCATATAGTCATTTGATTGAGACTCTCGGAATGCCAGAGTCTACATACAATGAGTTTCTTCAATATGACGAGATGAGAGCAAAGCATGATTACTTTTTATCGCTAGCTGGTCAGGATGCAACCACAATTGCTCAGCAGATAGCAGCGTTCAGTGCCTTTACAGAAGGTATGCAGTTGTTTAGTTCGTTCATCATGCTACTTAACTTTCCACGACACGGAAAGATGAAGGGGATGGGTCAGATTATTACTTGGTCCATTGTAGATGAAACACAACACGCAGAGTCCATGATTAGACTGTTCCGGACCTTCGTGGAAGAGAATAGGGATATATGGAAAGATGAACTCAAATCAGAAATCTATTCAATTGCAGAAAAGATGGTCGAGCTTGAAGACAAGTTTATTGACTTATCTTTCTCAATGGGTGCAATGGAAGGTCTTAGTGCCGATGATGTTAAGCGTTATATTCGTTACATCTGCGATCGTCGCCTTATTTCGTTGGGCTTGAAAGGTATCTTTAAAGTTAAAAAGAATCCACTACCATGGGTAGAGGAAATGATTAATGCACCAACACACACCAACTTCTTTGAGAATAGAGCAACTGACTATGCTAAGGGTGCTCTAAGTGGTACATGGGACGACGTTTGGGCGACTGTGTAATATGTACATGGCTTATCACTATAGAGTATTGCTTACAATAATTACTTTCCAAATAATGGGATTGTTTGGATTGTTTTATATGTGGGATCCTTATTGGCTAGCTTTAACCGTAGCAGGGGTAGTGTTGTTCTTATTTGTTGGATTAGAGAGCTATATGCATCGCTACCTATCCCATTGCTCTTTCAGTGCTTCTCGTCCAATGGAAATATTCATGCATGTCTGCGCCATGTTTAGCTGCAATGGTGTACCTATGTTTTTTGCAGCTAATCATGTTAACCATCACAAATATTCTGACACTGAAGAAGATCCCCACCCTGCATCAGATGGTATTAAGACGTGGTTTTGGATGTACTTCGATAAGCAGTATAGTATTAATACGATGGTGATAAGAAGACTACTAAAAGATGATCTGTGTAGGTTCTCAAGAGATAATTACTTGAAAGTATACATAACAACACTTGTTATCATGGGTCTGCTATTCCCTAAATTTACAGTTTATTTTATGCTTATTCCAGGACTTATTGCTTTTCATGCTGGAAGTTTCGTAAACACATTCCAACATATGTTTGGGTATAGAAACTTTGATACTAGTGATAAATCCACTAACATTTGGATCTGTATGTTTATTCATGGTCAGGCACTACATAATAACCATCACGCTTTTCCTCACAGCTATAGTTGTAGTGTGAAATGGTATGAGTTTGATTTTTCAGGATTCATTATCAAGTACATCCTTTCCAACAAGCCTGTCAAAGAGATTCTAAAATAACTATATAATTATTCAAGTAAAGGAGTAAAAAATGAAACAACTATTATTAGCAGTTGCATTATTCGTTTCAGCTTCTGTACTAGCAGAAAATAACTTTGATATTGATGTAATTAAAGATAAAGATGGCAATGCCGTTATTATCTATAATGCTGACGATTGGAAGCTCATAACAAAAACAGCAAATTATGATGTGTATGTTCCTACTGAACTACTTAGGGATAAGGGTAAGACTGTTCATAATTTTCAAGGTATGACTATATTCCATAAGGAACAGACCTACTCTTATATTAAAGGTGGAGTCAAGAAAATGTACTCTTACGGAATTCTCAATTGTGAAACTGCAAAGTTATATCTAATGGGTGACTTTTTTGCTAGTAGTAAGGAAGTAGTTTTATATTACCAGACACATGATTGGGGAACATATATAACAGACATGGATGTTCCTAACACATCTAGGAACGAAGTTTATAGTGCTGTATGCAAAGATTCAATTTAGGAGATTATATGATAGGTGATGTAAACAACTCTCAGACGTGTAGGACCTGTGACTCTGAGTTTGCTGTAGATGGCTACAATATCGATGAAGAGATTACATTCTGTCCTTACTGCGGATCTTTGATGCATGAAGATCTAGAAGAAGACTTTTTTGATGATGATAATTGATGTGGTATCTTAACAAGGTACCTCTATCAGAACTTCCAGAAGGTTATTATGGGTTTGTATACAATATAACTAATCTTGAAACAGATAGACAGTATATTGGAAAGAAGTTGTTCTTCTCTCAAAAAACTAAGCAAGTCAAAGGAAAGAAGAAGAAGTACAAAGCCGAGTCTGATTGGAAAGATTACTATGGATCAAATGAAGAGCTGCAGAAAGATGTGAGTCAGTATGGATACGATAAGTTTTATAGAGAGATATTAGTTCTTTGTAAAACAAAAGGTGATTGTTCATATTATGAAGCAAAGTATCAATTTGAGAAAGATGTTCTCTTAAATCCAGAAAGGTTTTATAATAGCTGGATAATGTGTAAGATACATAGAAAGCACTTAAAGATTACAAGCGCGGGGTAGCGCAGAGGTAGAGCACTGGACTCATAATCCAGAGGTCGAAGGTTCGATTCCTTCTCCCGCAACCAAAAAAAGAGCCGCTATGCGGCTCTCTTCTTCTTACTTATTTGCTAGAGGATTATCTAGCGCATTCTGAATCTTTTTATCAACATCTCTTGCTACTTTGTCTATGTGCTGATTTTGTTTATCTAGCTTGACATCCACTTCTCTTCCGAACTTATCAAGACGGTTATCTACATTGCCTTTAATTTTATCCATATCATCTCTGTTACGTTCTAGAGTTGCACGGATATCATTTCTTACAGACTTGACTTCCTGTTCTGTTTCACGTTGTGCAGTCTTACTAGCTCTTTCAACTTGTTCAACAACACCCTCTACTTTGCGAATATCATCTTTAAGATCATTCTTGATATCACGAGTGTAGTCTGCAGTCTTCTGACTATTCTCTTCGATAACAGAAAGACGCTTATCAAATTCGGATAGGTCAGGTGCAATGTACTTAGCAATCTTCTCACGCATATCCATGTAGTCTTTGTAGAACTCAAACGCACCCCACATACCACCACCAATGGTTGTGATGACGGGAATAGCAACTGCCAGTATTGTATTGTTTAGCTTTAGTTTGAAACCAGCAATGCTGAATTCATATCCTTTTTTTACTTCTTCTTTGATGTCCTTCTCGGCCATTTACTTCTCTCCTAATTTTAGTTTTAGATACCACAATCTACCCATCGCAAGTTACTATATGATACGTACCCAGGTGAACCTTTTGGAATAAAGCATGTTCCCATATGTGGGCTTTGTTGAATTCTATCTTGAACCACTAAGTACAGACAACCTGCATAGAATAGAATTATAGTAATGACCATAACAACCCAATGTAATTCTTCCCATAGTTTTCTTATTTGTTGTTTTCGCGTTCTTACTCTATCAGCAGCAAGTATTCTATCTAATCGTTCTTGCTCTTCAGCAGCTTCTCTTTGCTTCTTATGAACTACTAGCAATCTTTCACGTTCTTTTTGAAACCTAGTCCATACAGCTCCTAGACCTGGTGTTTGATATATCAACATCTCACGTAATTCTTTTTCTGCAGTCTCTAACTGTATTTCCATCATTACATTATTAATTGCTTGACTGTTTAGAGATGGTGCCTTTCCTGGATCTGGAGGAGCTTCGGATGCTGCTTTTGCTTTACGAGCTGCTTCTGATACCACCTCCTTGTGGTCCATGAACTTGCCAATCCATGTTGATACTTCAGTAGTTACTTCTGTTACATCTGCGTTTGCTTTCTTGCACTCTTTATAGAACTCTACACCCTTGCGAATCATTGCAAGGGCTGTTTGAGCAGCTGCAAAGGCAGATAAAGGATCCATTATTGTCTATATTGCTCTTCCACCATCATCTGATGACGAATGTCACTAGCTCCACTTAGGAACCTTTGTGCATTCTTATTATCAACGTTCTTTTGATTTGAATAAATGTCTTTTGACTTATAGAACTGGGCATCCAGTATACTATTGTTTTGATAAGCCTCGAAGCCAGGTAGTAATCCCATACCACCTACGATAGCAGTCTGAGCAGCTACAACCTCTTGAGGTGTTCTTGCTTTAGCAGCAGCCTTAACTGCCTC